ATATACAAAATATATTTTTTTTAATTTTATTTTAAAAGCTCTAATTAGATTAGAATAATTCTAATGTGTGTTATCCTGGCAACACTGTTGCAATAATATCACAAACCAAATAACTTTGATTGATTGAAATGTTGTGAGGGTTAAAAGTAAGATTGATTGAAATGTTGCTATCCTAATCTATAGAAAATTTTTTCCTGTTCTCGTATTACTTCGGATTTAGAATTATTCTAATGTACAAGGACCATTAAAAAGAATTTTTATTAATCATTAGCGGTAATCTTTTATTATCAGAACCCTAAACTGTATATATTTACAGACTAGGATCTATTTTTTTTGTTTGCTTGACCCCCCTATACCCCACAGAACGACCGCCGTTTATTATATATATATACATGGGACTCGAGGACACCTTTATACACACACACTTCTTTTGTTTTCATTCTACACAAAATAAACTATATGTGGTATATGAACTATTTTTCATCAGAAGATCTAGATTGTGTTTGCTTTATTGAAGAAGAAACCAACAATGTTGTAATTAAATTCTTTGGTATGCCTAACCATGACTCTGCACAACTATTTACATCTTACATTATGATGAGACTAGGATTTGAATACACACCTTTTGGAGAAGAAAGTTACAGCAAATTAGTTCATTAGTTATGGATATTAAAATACCCTATACACCTAGAAAGCACCAAGCTCACTTACATAAACAAATAGATAAATACAGATGGAATGTATTAGTTTGCCATAGAAGGTTTGGCAAAACAGTATGTATGATTAACCACCTAATTAGGTCAGCATTACTGTCCAAACAGAAGAACCCCAGATATGCCTACATTGCACCCACCTTCAAACAAGCAAAAAGTATTGCATGGGATTACATGAAACAGTTTACCGCCAAGATACCCCACACCAAGTTTAACGAGACAGAGCTGCGTGTAGATTTACCTAATGGCTCTCGTATCACCTTGCTAGGCTCAGAGTCTCCAGATGGATTAAGAGGTATATATCTAGATGGATGTGTGATTGATGAGTACGCAAATGTAAACAGTAAGTTGTTCCCAGAAATCATTAGACCAGCATTATCAGATCGTAAAGGCTATTGTGTGTTTATTGGAACTCCGATGGGGATGAACAATAACTTTTATGAATTATACCAACACGCACAAGGAGCAGAAGATTGGTTCAACTACAAGGCAAAAGCTAGTCAAACAAAAATTGTTGATGAAGAAGAGTTGGTCAAGGCAAAAGAGGTAATGGGTGAAAAGAAGTATCAGCAAGAGTTTGAGTGTGATTGGATAGCAAACATTGAGGGTGCAGTATATGGAGACATCATTGCAAAACTAGATGATGATAAGCAGCTTACAAGAGTTCCCTACGATCCTGCTCTACCAGTATCAACAGCATGGGATCTTGGGGTCTCCGACCACAGTAGTATAATATTTTATCAGCAGTTAGGAAGATCAATAAGCATAATAGATTATCATGAAGAAAGAGGTCAAGGTTTACCTTACTATGTGCAGCTTGTTAAAGACAAAGATTATGTTTACAAAGATCACTTTGCACCACACGACATTGAAGTTACCGACTTTGGTAATGGCAAAACCAGGAGAGAGGTCGCCTACCAATTAGGAATTAGGTTCAAGGTAGTTCCAAAAATTCCACTAGAAGATGGCATACACGCAACCACAATGACCTTGCCTAGATGCTGGATTGATACAGACCATTGCAAAAAGTTAATAGATGCGTTAAGACATTACCATAGGAAGTACATCGACAAAAATAGAATGTTCAGATCGAAACCTGTCCACGACTGGAGCAGTCATGCGTGTGATGCGATGAGGTATCTAGCTGTTGGACTACAAGAAATTAATACTAGACAATCAGCTCCACAAAGTGTAGCAGATAATAGTTATAGGATTATTTAATAAGGAATATATAATTATGGGATCAATATTTTCACCGAAAACACCAGAGCTACCTCCTGTTGAACCTGCACCAGAACCACCTTCAGCAGAAATTTCAGCAGATGAAAAAGAAGCTATCGCAAAAAAACAGGCAGCAGTTGAAAGAAAAAGAAGAGGTAGAAAATCTACAATACTTACTGGACCACTTGGTATCCAAGAAGATAAGGAAGAAAAATTAGAAACTTTGCTAGGTAAATAATATGTTAGATAAAATTAAAAAAATTTTTAAAAGAAAACCAAAAGCAAAAGCTAAAGAAGAAGTTTTAGTATTAGCTGAAGATAAAACATTTGAAAATGAAATTAACAAACCACAAGTGAATGAAACAATAACTGAAACAAAATCAGAAACTAAATCATCACTAACATTAGGAGAATAATTATGGGTGGAGCAAGTACAGGTGGTGGTGGCGGAGGTGTCGGACCAGCAGGAGTAAGAGTTAGTAAAAAAGGTACAAAAACTTATGGAACTTCAAAAGATGCAAAAAAAACATCTTCAAGAAATGAATTTAGAACTTTTGTTAAACAAGGTGGTGTTATTGGTTCAATTATAAAAAAAATAGGTGAAGGAAATAAAAAAATTAAAAAAAAAAAAGAAGCTAATGTAGAAGTAGGTTTAGGAACAGACAGTATGTCTAATTATGGTGAGGGTCAAGGTGGAACGAGACCTGGTGGAGATGGAGAAAATAAACCAATTATACCAATTATACCAAAAGTAGATACATCACCTACAACAGCTGAAGTAGATCAAAGTTCTGCAACAGATACAACTACAGTTGAAGAACCAAAAAAAGTAGATAATATTTATACTAGAAAAAGAAAAGCAAAAGCTAGAGGTAGATCAATGATGACATTAACTGGTCCTCGTGGTTTAAAAAAAGATGAAAAACTTACATTAGGTAGACCAAGTTTATTAGGATCATAATGGCTAGAACAGATTTAAGTAAAAGTTTATTATCAAGATATGATAAACTTGAAAGTCAAAGACAAAACTGGGAAACGCATTGGCAGGAAGTTGCAGATTATATGCAACCAAGAAAAGCAGATGTAACTAAAAGTAGAGCAAGAGGTGATAAAAGAAATGAATTAATTTTTGATTCATCACCAATACAAGCAGTAGAATTATTAGCAGCATCATTACATGGTATGTTGACAAATCCATCAACACCTTGGTTTACCCTAAGATTTAAAGAAGAAGATATTGATAACGAAGAAGAAGCAAAAATTTGGTTAGAGTCTGCAACAGACGCAATGTACACAGCGTTTAACAGATCAAACTTTCAACAAGAAATATTTGAATTGTATCATGACTTAATTACTTTTGGAACTGCTGCAATGTTTATTGAAGAAGATCAAGATGATATAATTAAATTTTCAACAAGACATATCAACGAAGTATTTATTGCAGAAAATGATAAAGGTAGAATAGATACTATTTATAGAAAATTTAAAATATCTGCTAGAGCTGCGTTACAAAAATTTGGTGACAATGTTTCAACAGATATACAAGGTATCTTTAGAAAAGATCCTTATCAAGAAATAGAAATACTACACGCAGTTTATCCAAGAGAAGATTTTGATCCTAAGAAAAAAGATAAAGAAAATATGCCATTTGAATCTGTTTACTTAGAATATAAAAATGGAAATGAATTATCTATATCTGGATTCAAAGAGTTTCCTTTTGTAGTACCAAGATACTTAAAAGCATCAAACGAAATTTATGGTAGATCACCAGCAATGACAGCTTTGCCAGACGTTAAGATGCTAAACGAAATGTCAAAGACTACAATTAAAGCTGCACAGAAACAAGTTGATCCGCCACTATTAGTTCCAGATGATGGTTTCTTACTTCCTGTTAGAACTGTACCAGGTGGATTAAATTTTTATAGAAGTGGTACTAGAGATAGAATTGAACCATTAAACATTGGTGCAAACAATCCATTAGGATTAAACATGGAAGAGCAAAGAAGAGATGCAATTAGAGCTGTTTTCTATGTCAATCAACTTATGATGCAACAAGGTCCACAAATGACAGCAACAGAAGTTATTCAAAGAAACGAAGAGAAGATGAGATTACTTGGTCCAGTATTAGGTAGACTACAATCAGAATTATTAAAACCATTAATTGATAGAGTGTTTAATATATTGCTTAGAAACAATATGTTTTCACCAGCACCAGAATTTTTATCTGGTAGAGATATAGAAATAGAATATGTATCTCCACTTGCTAAAGCACAAAAATCTTCAGAGCTACAATCTATTATGAGAGCAATA